TAAAATGAGCAACATTAAGGCCGTTACTGGGGCAAGTGCTGAAACGATGGCTCAATTTGATAAAGCGGCAACAAAGGCCGGAGCTGATACAGCATTTAGCGCTAGTGAGGCGGCTGACGCAATTGGCGAACTTGCGAAAGCTGGGGTATCGACAGAAGATATCCTCAATGGTGGTCTTACCGCGTCACTCAACCTCGCAACAGCGGGCGAGCTTGACTTGAAAGAAGCTGCTGAAATTACGTCAACGGCATTGAACGCTTTCCGTCGTGACGGCATGACAGCTACACAAGCAGCAAACCAACTCGCGGGAGCTGCTAACGCGTCAGCGACAGACGTCCACGAATTGAAATATGGGCTTTCCATGGTCGCTCCGGTCGCTTCGGGTCTTGGCCTATCATTCCGAGACACGACAAACGCCCTCGCAGTCTTCGCACAAAACGGGCTCAAGGGATCAGACGCCGGAACGTCTCTCAAAACTATGCTGATGAATCTCCAACCCCAAACAGAGAAACAAATGAACCTCATGCGTGAGTTGGGAATCATCACAGAAGACGGCTCGAACCAGTTCTTCACGGCCGAAGGTAAGATCAAGTCGTTCGCCGAGATTTCTCAAGTTTTGAAAGATAAACTCGGGGGATTGTCGGACGCTGAAAAACAAATGGCCCTCAAGACAATGTTCGGTACGGACGCGGTCCGTGCTGCAACAATCGCGATGAATGAGGGAGCAGATGGCGCAAACAATATGCAAGCAGCCATCGACAAAGTGACAGTCGCAGAAGTCGCCGCCGAAAAAATGAATAATCTAAAAGGGGCAGTTGAGGTTCTTCGAGGGTCTTTTGAAACTTTTCAAAAAACACTCGGAACGGCTGTCTTGCCTGTTCTAACAACTTTCGTTAAGTGGCTTGACAAATTAGTTGATAGAATCAATAATTCTCAAGGTTTTCAAAAATTTCTCGACGCTTTAAACTCATTGAATCCAGCCCTCAATCAGTTTTTGAACGGCACAAAAATGACCGACGATCAAACGAATAAGTTTGAGAGTACAATGGTTAAGTTAAAACCAGCTATTTTAGGAGTCGTTGGTGCTCTTGCGTTTGGTCCGGCAGTCCGTGGCTTAACTTCGCTAACGGGTGTCATGGGCACGGTCGCGATGAAAACAATGGGGCTCGGGTCTATTGTGTCAAGTGTATTCAGCTCGGTCGGCGGATTAATTTTGGGCTTCACGGGCAAGATTGCCGGTATCCCGGGCGTGCTTGGTGGCGCTGCTTCGCAAGGCATGTCCATTTTGAGCATGATGACAAGTGGGATCGCGTCCGTGATGGGAATTGCCCTCGCGTCAATCGGTCCGGCTGCTATCTTGGGTCTAGTCCTCGCTGGTCTTGGTCTGATTAACCAACAATTCGGGAAACAGATCGATCAGTTACTTCAAACAGTAACGACCAAAGGACCACAGATCATTCAAGAGCTCGTAAGTGGCATTACTAGTCAATTACCAAGCCTTATCGCTTCGGGGGCTAATCTAGTCGCTAAACTAGCGCAAGCCTTCGCGACAATGTTCCCGGTGATCGTTGACGCGGGAATTCAGCTTATTTCAAGCCTTGTCCAAGGCGTGGGCCAAAATGCGGGCTCGCTGATCTCGTCAGCAATAACCGTCATCGGATCATTCGTTGATACATTATTACAAGCCTTGCCACGATTGCTATCGATTGGGATGGAATTACTTGTCAACGTGACGAATGGTATTTTACAAAATATGCCACAATTGCTCGCGACAGTACAACAGATCGCGACGAACTTCATCACAAACTTACAAGCTAACTTCCCGTCAATTCTTGAACAAGGGATTCAAATTTTGATGAATGTCGTCCAAGGTATCATTCAAGCCTTGCCAACGATCATCCAAATTGCGACACAAGTCATTGTCGGATTCATTCAGACGATCCTTTCAAACTTGCCGACGATCTTACAAGGTGGTATTCAGTTGATCGTGGCGCTCGTCCAAGGGCTTATCAATGCCTTGCCGAAGATTGCACAGTCTGGCGCGCAGATTATCGGTCAACTTATCATGGGACTCGCCCAAGCCTTGCCACAGCTCGCAATGGCCGGCTTACAATTGATCGTACAACTTGCGACGTCGCTGATTACTGGTATTCCTAATATCATTGGCGCCGCATGGGATATTATCAAGGGGTTCGGTGGTGCATTGCTTAACTTCATTCCGAACGCTCTGAAAGGCGTTGCGGACGCCGTGGGTAACTTCTTCGGTGGGATCTGGGATTGGATCTCCGGCAAGTCTGAAGAAGGCGGGGCGAAGGTCGAGGCGACGATTGGAGCAACAGCGGATCATATTTCGAATAAGAGTTCGGAAACAACCGCGAAAGTAAGCTCGGACGCAACGACCGCGAATACTAACGTCAGCACGAATTACCAACAAATGCAAGCGAATGTCAGCACATCGACGAATACGATGACCGCGGACGTATCGAATAACATGATGAACCTTGCGAATAGCACGATGACGACCACGTCAACAATGCAGCAAGGCGTATCAACGAATTTCGGTATGATGAACGCTGACGGCACGATGAATATGCAGACACTCGCGATGAATACCGATACGTCGTTCAATCAAATGAACGCGAACGCGGTAGCTCAAACGGGCCAAATGAATTCGGGCGTTGTAAGCAATGTCAGCAATTTAAATGCTAGCGCAAGTAACGAGCTTAATCAGTTGATGAACAACGCCAACGCGAGCACAGCGGGCGTCAATACCGCAGCAAACACGAACGCTCAACTTGCGAACTCGGGCGTCGTGAGCAACTTCCAACAAATGCAAGCGGGAGCGACGACGGCTACAAATACGATGGCAAGCAACGCACAAGCTGACTTTGCCAAAGTATCGCAACAAGCGCAACAATCAAGCGCGCAATTGTCGCAAGCAGTCACCAACAATTACAACCAAATGAAGACGGCCGTCACTAATTCAATGAACGCGACGGCTCAAGCGGTACAAGCTGGACTTACGAAAATTTCGCAAGCAACGACACAAGCCGGCAAACAACTAGTAGATATGTTTACGCAATCATTCAAGAGCGTGATGAACGCTGCTAAACAAGGAATGAGCGCGGTCGTGTCAGCTATGCGCTCCGGACTAAAACAAGCCGTGAGCCTCGCACAATCGGCCGGATCGAATATTGTATCGATCTTTAGTCAATTGGGAGGATCGCTTTCATCGGTTGGATTCAACGCGGGAGTCGGACTTTTCAACGGTCTTGCTTCTATGGCTGGTTCGCTCTATAGTCTTGCTCACAGCATTGCTTCCAACATCGCTAACATTATGAGATCAGCACTCGATATCCACTCACCGTCACGGGTGATGAAAAAAATCGGTGGATTCACGGGTGAAGGTCTGTATATTGGTATGCGCGACTGGGTATCAGATATCAACGATATGTCGCGTCAGTATGCCCAAGCAATCACAGATCAAGATTATCAGACTAATAGCACGATGACGACAAGCGCGAGCGTGACAAGCTCGGGCGTTCGTTCATCCCTCGAAGACTTGAGCGACGAAGTGAAGAACTCACAACTCGCAGATCAAAAATTCGAGGTACACAACGAGATTGTCGGTGACAAGATCTATACCACAGTAAAAGAAAAAGACGCCCGCAAAAAGGCGTTAGATGAATATTTCGCGTAAGGGGTGAAACATGGACTTATTGATTGAAAAAGACGGCCAAAGTCGAAAATTATCCGAGCTTGGTCTATATAATATCGCGGTCGATGATTCGTCCCCGACCGCGGATATTTCAACGCGTACCGTAAAGGGACGTAATGGCCGGATCTTCGACGGCCTAACCTATGCCGAAAAGGTGATCGAAGTAAGAGCGAGGCTTTCCGTCCCAACGATGGAAGCCTTTTTTGATAAAAAGGACGAGCTGACTCGCTATATTCTGGGCGAAGACAGCTTTTATATTACGAAAATGTACCCGCAACGTGACGAATTGTACGAATTCGAGACAGCGGGCCAAACCACGGGAGAGCTTGAGATCGCAAATATTCCGCACCAGCCATGGCGCTATCGATACAAAGTAGCGGGAAGCGAACGGATCAATTATGAATTCATCGGCAAGTCATCCGTGGGATTGAAATATAATATTTCGTTCTCGTTCGTGACGGTAGAGCTTCCGTTTGGCGAGACAGTACCGAAGGATCTTGCGTTATCAACGAATACGTTTGATTATGCGGGCACAGCACAATTGAGTCAACTCGAAGTGCCGTTTGTCGTGGAGTTGACCGCGACGGCTGACAATACCGATTTTTTCGTGGAGATTGACGGGCGTCGGTTTACTTATCGACACGCTGAAACACCGATCCGGTCCGGGCAAAAGCTACTCTTGCGTGGGATTGAAACGGTGTTAGTTGATGGAAACAGAGAAACCAACGTCAACAATCGGACTAATTTTGAATATTTCGTGATTCGCCCGAAATTTAATAAAAAAATTCCATGGTTTACGAATTTTAGAGGATCAATCAAGATCCTGGGATTCAAGGAATTATACAAGTAGGAAGGAGGGGAATCATTGCTTACTTTTTATGATGAAAAAGGTAACGGATACGGTGCGCAAGTCGAATTCACCACTAAAAACGCGGTGAACGGCGAGCGTTCCGTGTCCGGGACCATTCTCTCAAATGACAAAGTATTGTCGAAGATTGACCGTGGCTGGTCGTTCGACTGGGACGGTGAAACGTACAAAGTCATCTATGCGAAGCCTAAAGACGAAGGCCGGAGCTTGTCCGTATCATTTGACGCGGTCCATCAATTCTTCTATGACTTCGATCATTCCAATTGCTACCAAGTCTTCAACGGGTCGAATCGCTTTGAAGTCTATATCGAGGCTATCTTCCGAGGGAGCGGGTATCGATACCAGATCGAAGCCCAAGCGAACGCCATCCGGAAGGATAATTTCGGTAACGCGAAACGCCTTTCCATGTTTAAAGAAGTTATCAAGGCAGCGGGGCTTGAGTTTTCGGTGACTGGGAAAGTCGTCCGGATTGTGAAAAAGGTCGGTACGGATCTTTCGACCGTGGTCCGAAAGAACTTCAACATGAACGAGCTGGCACTCGAAAAAAATATCGGTGGGTTCATCACGTATAAGAAGGGCTTCGGGGCGTGGAAGGACGAAGAAAATCACGACGCGGGCCGTTATGAAACAGAGTACGAAAGCCCGCTTGCTCGAATCTATGGCCGGATCGAGGGCGAACCCGTAACAGATGAACGTTACAAAGAGACTGGCAAGCTCTTAGAACGTCTAAAGCATGACGTGGACAATTCATACTCTATTTCAGTTCAACTTGAAATGGAAGACTTGACACGGGCCGGATACAAGTACACACAGCCTCGAGCGGGTGACTATATCATGGCAATCAATGAGACGATCGGGTTCCGTGAAAAGATTCGTATCGTATCTTATGAGAGTTCCTATGACGTAACAGGGCGGCTATTGTCTCACAAGGTAACATGTAACGATATCGGCACGGTCCAAAAGGCCATCTCGTCGGAAGGCTCGATCATGCGAAGCGTGGGCCAAAGCAAGGAATACGCGGAAAGTGCCCTTGCCATTGCTACGCAAGCCCTTGTCAGCGCGGACGGAAAAAACACAATTTACTATGGAGCGGAGAAGCCTCGGGATCAACCACAGGGCACGCTCCATAGTGGGGATCTGTTATATCTGACCGTTGGTGAAGAGACGGAGCTCTATTTCTGGAACGGCTCGGAGTGGGAGCTCAAGCATTTAAAATTCGACAGTTCTAAGCTCGAAAAAATGTTTGCCGATTCGAAGGCAACAACCGATAAGGCTATCGCAGAAGCTAACAAGCGAGCAGAAGAGGCTCTCAAAAAAGCCGGAACATTGCCGGACACGACCAAGCTATCAGACCAGATCAAGCAGCAGATTTTAGCTAGTCAAGACTTGACACAGAAAATCACGGAAACGCTCAACCAGACGGATTCTGAGGTTGTCTATAACAAAGTCTTGCAGAATATCAAAAACGATTTCGTCGAGCAGAAAGATATCAATCCAGTCTTAGCTGGCTTGAATCAAAAAATCGCAACTCAAACGATAGAATTTCAAAAACTCACAGAGTCGAACAAGCTATACGAGCGTATCATCGGTACAAGCGAAACTGACGCACCCGATAAGCTATCACGCTTGGTTATGTCTAGTGAAATTTTCCAAACAGAAGTAGGTAAGTATTCGACGCAAGGTGGCCCGAATATGCTTCGAAATTCGAGGGCGGACGACGGGTTGAAATATTGGATTGAAGCAAATGGAAGATTAGGCTTCACAGCTCACAGCTTTTATTTTAACGGCCAAAAACGAATGTTTGAATTACGTCCTGGCGCAGTCGTTAAAAGTCCACGTTTCATTGTCAAACGAAATGTAGATTACATTTTGAATATTTTAGGGTTTGACAACAACTCAAAAAGTTTCAAGGTTTATTTCTGCAAGCGCAAAAAAGGGTCAACGGCAGACTTTGAAGAAAAGCAACTAGTGTTTGACGGGAAGCCTCAATGGACAGACGGACCTGTTTTTAACAACTCAAAAGCAGTTAAAAAATCCTTTAAATTTAATATCGGTGAATTCGATGACGGTTATCTTCAATTTGAGTTTGACCGCAACAATCCTAACAAATGGGGCGGTCTTTTTATGACCGAGCTTGACTTTTACGAAGGTACAAATGACCGTAAATGGCAACCAGCACCAGAAGACAGCGCAGAGCCTATCGAGGCGGTACGGACACAAATGACGCTATTAAGTGATAGTTGGTCAGTACGCAATTTAAACAGCGCGGGCGACGTGCTGGGACAGTTGAATCTAAACCCGGACGGCTCAATAAGAATTAATGAGGGCTTGCTTTCCGTGGGCGAGAAAACCTACATCAAGGACGGGGTTGTTAAAAAGTCCATGATCGGTAAGGCCCAAATTGGCACTGCTCATATCGATGAAATCGATGCAAGTAAGGCTAATCTTATCAATGTTACCGCTAAGAATGTCGCAACCGAGGGTCTAACTGCAAACATCATCAAAGGAGGGAAGCTATCGTCTCTAAATGGCGTTACTGAATTTGATCTTCAAACCGGATGGATTGAAGCAAACGGCCAAAACATTGGTATTAGAAATAGATTCCCTGGCAGACCATTGCAATATTTGACTTTTGGAAAAGGTCGAATTGGTGACGTCGACGGCTCTTATACGGCTCTGTTAAGCAATCGTAACGGTGTACAAAAAATGGACAGTACTTCTGCAGGTATCCAAATTTGGAACGGCAGAAGTAATGGGAAAATAGCTTCGGCTATTACATTTTACGGGCAATCAATGGATTTTTTGTTGAGCGGTCAAGAGAATTTAAGAGGTGTCTCAATAGATATTGGGAGGAGAGAAATTAATGGCCTCCTAGACGTCTATATTAGAGATAAATCTTTGGTTGACTTATTTAATGTGATAGACAAGAATTTTAAAGGGATTGAAGATCACTTAAAACGCAACGGTCTGGGAGCGCCCGGATATTATCGGACATATATGTAACAAGGAGTATCAATGAACACAGTAGATAAATTTGTAAACGAAATCTCGCAGAATCTTGCGAATGCTATCGTTGAGGCTACAAAATACAAGGTCTTTCACGAAGAAGCTCAAGAGAAGCTAGCAGAATCACAAGCACAGCTTGAGCTAGCAGAATCACAACTAGCACGGGTTAACAACGTACTAGAAGCAGATGAAGCCTTTAAAGAGCTATTTGACGAAATCGCAGAAAAAGTAGAAGCAGAAAAATTAGAAAAGGAAGACTAAAATATGGCATTTAAAGTAGTGAATAAATACTTGCAAGAAGCAAACAAAACTTTTGTCGCAATTCGACAAGACGCACCTTATACGGCCTTTGACCGTGTATTGATTGGTGATCGTACCAACGAATCAGATGAATCACTCATTCAAGCAGTTCTTGGTCAAGTTGCGACGGAATTCAACCCAGCGGATGGCGTGAAGAAATTGCAAGAAGACTTGCACACACAAGCAGAAAGCTACGAGCAGAAGCTGGCAGAGAAAGACGCTAAAATTGCGGAAGTTAAGGCTGTGGCAGATTGGGCTGTACTCGCTCGTGTGACTGATACGGATCACCCGCTAGATCCGACCATCTTTAAACGTGGTTTGGAATTGGTTGACCTTGGTAAAAATGGTAAAACTTACCAACCACAGGAAATTTTCACACTTGAAAATCCGAACCATGTCGAAAAATTCCAAGAAGGGAAACGCGTCATGATTCAAGTGACTGAACCATTTACTTACCAAGGCGAAACCTTGGAGCAATTGGATAACCTTTATCAAAACGGTAAAATCGGGATCTGGAAGTGGACCGAGCCGAAGCAAGACGAACCAAAACCAGCGGGTGATCTTGAAACGCAACCAGTACAGTAAGAGTCACTTTTACTAAAAGGGGGTGATTAAGTTGGACTGGTCGGTATTTATGGAACGTATCACGACGATTCTCGTTGTGATGATTCCAAGTTATTTCTCTTACCGAAGCACTCAAACTTCAAAGGAAGCTGATAAAAGATTGAGCGATCTATCAGATAAGATTGCGGATCTTGAAAAGTCAGTCCACACGGTCGAGGCTATCGGGAAAGATAACCAGCGGAATTTGACAATTATCGGGAAAGGCTTACAACGGCTCCAGCGTTTTCGATTACAGGAGAACTTAAAAAACGCGCTCAAACGCGGACACACGAACCAGCACGAGCTAGAAGAGTTGTCAAAATTATATGAAAGTTACGTCGAGCTGGGCGGTAACGGTGCTATAAGAGTGCTCTTTGAGCGCTTTTTAGAGCTAGAAATTAAAGAGGAAAGGTGAAATGAATACAGTTACTAATACTATCAAATGTGAAAAATTATCATCGCTTAATGGGGCGGTTGATTTTAATCTTCAGACTGGCTGGCTTGAAACAAATAAGGAAGCTATCGGAATTAGAAAGGACAAATAACATGGATCAAATTACTAATATTATTACAACATCAGCAATGAGTATTTTAGTCGTATTAACTGGTATCGTGGTACAAGCGGTTAAAAAATACTTGCTAATGCGCGGTGGTAAGAAAGCAATCGAGATCGTTGAGATCTTGGCAAAAAACGCGGTCAACGCCACAGAGCAAGTTGCGGATAAATTGGATATCCACGGCAAGGACAAACTCGAACACGCTAAAACGAGCTTGATCGAGGGCCTTGAATCGCAAAATATCCACTTGACGAACCAAGAACTCAATACCTTTATTGAGGCAGCCGTTAAACGCGCTAACGACGAATGGAAGAAATAGAGAGGTCAAGCATGAGTGTACAACAATTAACTGTTAATTGGTTTATTAACCGTCGCGGGGTACTCACTTATTCCATGCTGGGAAGCCGTAACGGGGCAGATGGCACGGCTGATTGCTCCGGGTCAATCTCTCAAGCGCTAAAAGAAGCGGGGATCAAGATCGTCGGCTTGCCGTCAACGGTT